CGAAATCATAATTTAAATGTAAGATGCTAATATTTATTGGTAGGTAGGCCAGTTGATGTTTTCTATATCAGTAATAGTTTTTGGCATGTCCCTCAGTTCTTGTCTATAATCTTGTAATGTGGATGGCACTTCTTCACCTTTTTCTATGTGCTTAAGCACTAGTATATCACTTTGCGCAAGTTTTTGATCTCTTTCTGCTCTTGCATTTTCCCATAAAAATTTTTCATAAAGTTCCTTTTGTGTTTGGATTTCTCGCAAATTTTCTTCGCTGGGAATAAATTTTCCATTTACATATGAAGAACCAAGCATAACTGGATATTCTCCATTATCAAAATCTTCAATGCAAACTATTTCATCATATGGGTGCTCACAGTTTTCATGACCCACTATAAAATTAACAACTATTCCGTTGTCTATGCCCGCATACGTTTGTGTTTTTAATTCCATTTTAGTTCTCCTTTTTAATTACCACTCAACTACCACAACACCTGGCATTGGACTATAACCTTGGTTTCCTGCTCCAATTCCTCCTCCTGCACCAAAAGAACCTTGACTGACTGGGGAAGGAAAGAATGATAATGATTGAAGACCAGCAGATCCCCAGTAAGAGGCAGCTCCAGAAGCAGACCCAGGAGTTGTACCTGTTATTGGAATCGTAGTTGCATTACCACTACCACCATTCAATGCTAATGTTGCTTGGTATGCTCCAGCACCAAATGGGAATGCGGCAGAACCTCCAACTGAACCACTGCCTCCACCAGCAACAACAAATCCACCAAAACCACTAGAACCACCGGTACCAGGACTAATAAAAGAAGGTGCCGAAACACCACCTACTGTAACTGGAATTACTGCGTTTGGAGATACATTAAAAACTGCAATTCCAGTCGCACCTGAACACCCACCACCACTGAATATTGATGGTCCGCCGGCACCAGTAGCAGTAACCTTTAATTTAGTTGTTGTTGCTGGTACAGTAAAAGTTCCAGGGGTAGTGAAAACTTGCATATTGGAAAATCCACCTGAAGGAACAGCAGACCAGGTTTGATCTCCTCTTAGATATGAAGAAGAATTTGCTGTTCCTGATGCAAGTCTTGCTGTTGCTACCCTTCCAGAGGTTAAGTTATCTGCATTTAAGTTACTTAAGTCTGCACCATTTCCAGAAAAAGCAGTTGCAGTTATGACACCTACTGTCATATCAGTCTCAGGACCTGCAACCATAGAATAAGCAACTGATGCTGCAAATGCAGTGCTTGCAATTCCCGCATTTGTTGCGAAAGATGCAACAGCAGCCTGATTTGCAAATCCTGAAGTAGCAGCAACTCCAGCAAGATTACCTGTTACGTTTCCGGTTACGTCGCCGGTTAAATTACCAACAAAACCAGTTGCTGTTACAATACCGGCAAATGTAGAACCGGAGACAACATCCCCTACCAATTTTGCGCGAATTAAAGACATCTTTATTTCTTTTTACATCTATTTATTCTATTTTAGTCATTATGCCTGTGCTTCACCCCATCTTAGAACAAGACTTCCTGTAAATTGAGAACCGCTAGTGGTGTATACGTTGATTGCAAGAACATCAGGTCCATTGGGGAAGGTTCCTCTTCCTCCAAGTGGTGTATTGTTCAGTTCCTTTAGTTGAGTAAGGTCAAGTGCAGCGTTGTTTCCTCCGCCACCATTGCCAACGAATGAGAATACTGTTTCACCCGGAACAGCAGCAGTTGCAATTGCAGTAAAAGTATAAGTTGTACTTCCAGCACTTCCAGGATTAACTGGTTGTGAGAATTGAATAAATCTATGTAAAGGATTTGTGAATATACCTGCAACTAGTGTTCCTCCAGGCACTCCAGGTCCTGAAATTTGCATACCAATCTTTACGTCTACTGTAGATGCAAGACTAAAGGCAACATAATTTGTAAATGGTTGAGTAAGAGCATTGGATGCAGTTACTGTACCTGAACCCGACCAAACAACAGATGAACCATTCGCAATCTGAGCAAATGATGGTTGACCACCAACACCAGCATTAGTCAAACTAAACCAGTTAATATTTGCTGGATTTATTGGATAGTTTTGTGGATTTAGAATTCCCTCAACAACAACACCCTGATTACTTGATCCGCCAGTTGGAGTAAACTCAATACTTTGGAGTAACAATTGCGCTCTGTTGATTAGTTCTCTTTGACCAAGATCTCCCGTGAGAGCATTGGACACACTAGGAGCAAGGCGAATTAGGAATGCAGTATTTTTAGTTGTGGATACCGCGACACCAACAGACTGATAGTTAAAGATGTATCCACGGTCAGTATCAAATAATCCATCAGTTAAGAAAGCAGAACCCCAGTGACTGATTACTGGTGTTGCAGTATTGCTTAAAAGAACTACGCCTGTATCCTGGGAGTGGTCAACAATTCCACCTGCAATATATGACCTCTGAGATCCTGAATAGAAATTACTAAATGTTGCTCCTCTACTTATTCCCGTTAGAGACTTTGTGGACGTTTGAATACCAGTGTAATTGATAATCTCATTGTCGATATAAAGTGATCCTGAAGATGGTAATAAATCAACATTATCAACATAAATTTGAGTTGAACCCGCTCCAATATTTTGGGTCAACTTAGACTTTGCGCCTTCGTTAATAACTTCATATCTAACTGGTAAGTTACCAGATCTCATAAATGCTTCGGTGTTTCTATTATTGTTCTTGAGTCTGTGAACAAATAGATAGTCTCCATTAGGACCACGAAGCATCCAGTCAATAAATCCAGCACCATACCAACTGTACTGGAATCCAATCATCTGCATCTTATTAACTTCGATGTGATATCCACTTGGACCAAATCCATCTGCTTTATCAATATTCCATTGATGTTGTGGAATGATAACCTCATTCACAAGTGCTGCCTTTACTCCACTTACATTAGAAACTCCTCTAAAGTCTGGAGTTACTGTCATCGTGGTATTATTTTCAATATTAGTCACTATGTGAGTCATTCCACGTATAACAATTCTATTGCCGACGATTAACTGTTCCCTAAATCTAGTATTTGTACCAGTAACAGCATTAGAATCAGTGTTTATCGCAATTGTGCCAGCAAGTTGATACGTCGCAGATCTTAAACCAACAGCAAGATTAACGCCATCATATTGCCAGAAGATTCCATTTTGGTCATCAAACGCGCCGCAACGAACAGTAGCACCCTTCCATTTATAAAGAGATACCTGTGCCTGAGTACCTAGGGTTGCAGATGTTGATCCTAATTGTTGTGTTGCAAGAACAGTAAATGTAGTTTCATTTACAATACTATTGACAATATAATTTCCATCATATCCAGATGTTGTAATGTCATTTAAAATAATTTCTGCGCCAATTTGAAGTCCATGTTCATTATCATCTGTTACAACTGTGATTACACTTCCAGTGCTTATTCCAGTTGCAGATAATGATCTCAAATCATATCCTGGTGCAAATAGAGTACCGGTGGTATACATGATACCTTTACCAGATTGATAACGAATATACTTCTTAGATTGACGAATTGCGTGTGCTCCGTGTGCAGGTCCTTTTGTTCCTAATTGAACTCCACCATCAAAAGGTCTATGAATATAAAAACAATCAGGTCTAGTATAAATTGCTCCCGTGATAGCAGTTCCAACACTAATCGATCCAGTAGATCTAGCATTAAAAACTAGTCTGTTGAGAGTTGGAATCTCATCAACAATTCTTGGTCCAGATGCAAGTTGATGATTCGTTCCAGTGGATGCTATTGAAACTAGAAGAGTGTCTCCCGGAACAAGTCCATGCTTGCTTGCGAAATCAACTTGTATCTTAGCCAGAGAACTGAAAGATAAAGAAGTACCTTGTGGAATTGATTGTGTTGTTGGTTCACTTATAGTAACTGCGGGATAGAAAGTTAAAGCAGATCCAACAACAGGAGTTCCACCAATTGAGACAGAATTAATTATACCTAAAGAGTTTCCACTACCAACAGCTAATCCTGATGTTGTAATAATTAAATCATTTGTTGGTGTAGTACCTCCAAGTTCGGTACCTAAAATTTTAATTTGATATTCTGGATAATATCCAACACCAGAATTAACAATAGTTGCTGCATAATCAGATGAATTTTTTGATATATCAAATATTGCTCCACTTCCAGAGTTAGAAATGTCGAATTGTCCGACTGCTTTTACTGATAGGTTTCCATCAGAAGCAGTTCCAGTAGAACCTATAGAAACAATAGCAGTTGACCCATCTATAGAATTTACAGTAATAACCAAATTATTGGTTGCGGATATTCCACCAAGAACTGATCCATCAATATCAATTGTATCATTAACTGCATAACCTGTACCTGGATCGCCAAGAGTAACTGAATAAGATGGAGATGCTCCACCAGTTCTTAAAACATCAAATGTTGCGTTTGTTCCACCACCTGTTGTGATACCAGAAACTCCACTATAAAATTGACTACTCGAAATTGCAGTTCCTTTAGAATCATCGGAAAATGTAGTTGAGTTATTTAAACCACGAAATCTAAGATAAAGACTATTATAAACATCATTTGTAAATGTTACTTGGTCTACATCAAAAGCGGAAGTAAATCTAGAAACTCCTTTGGAAACGCGCAATTCATCGACATATCCATAGAAACCAAACACTCCATCATATCTTGCACCAACGACAACAGGTCTTTCTGCATAATTATTTGAATCGGTATAAGTACCCTGAAGGGTTCCATTTACAAACAATCTGGTACTTGTTCCTTGTCTTGATACTGCAACGTGATACCAGGAAGATGCATTGACCGTGGTAATTCCAGTTATTCTATCAGCACCGTTAACAAAATAATTAATATAATTACTGGAATTAATATAAATTGTAGGAGAAATCTGAGTACCAGATGTTCTCATATCATATAAAAACTCAGTTGTACCTGTTCTGTTTCTATAAATCCAGAAGTCAATAGTGTAGTTACTAGTTCCAAATGAAAACTCACTAGTAGAAGCAATACTCACATAGTCAGTAGTTCCATCAGTTGGATTTAATAACATTGAACTGGTACTAAATTTAAACTGAGCAGTGCTTATCTTTGGAGTTCCATTCGAGGTTATTTGTTTTGCTGAAGTTATTGATGTAATACCTCCAGTTCCATTTGTAGATCCAACTCTGACAATTAGATCATTTTCTGCACCAAATCCTCCTAATGCAGTTCCATTAATAATAATTCTATCATTAACTGTATAACCTACACCAATGCTAGTAAATGTAGCAACACCAGATACTGATCCACTATTAACAACCGATAATTCTACAGTAGATATACCCACAAATCCAATAACAGTAGCACCAACTCCAATTCCAGTTCCTGCAACAGCCTGTCCAAATTTTATATTCTGTACATCTGGCAAAACTACATAACTGCTACCAGAAGATCCCGCAATTGATGATTTTTCAACTTTTGATAGTGATACTTTATATTCTCCATCTATCCTATCAACATCAAATAAAACGCCAGATCCATTCCCAAAAAGTTTTGTTCCAATAAAATTACCAAGTTGGTTAGCACTTCCTGTATAGTTTGCTAACATTGGAGCAGATAATGTTATTGTATTTCCAACAATATTATTGACAAAAACTGCTGTTCCTATTCCATTAT